TCAAACAAGTAGATCATGTTACCTTCATCAATGACACCCTGTCGTGGTCTTGCACTGTTAAGTGCTTGCTTCATGCAGGTCATAATGTGATACTTGATTTCTTCTAGCTCGTAGTCTTCTTCTGTTAGTTCTTCTTTACCTAGCTTTTCCATCAGGTTGTCGTACTGGTTTGTAAAGAAGTTTAACTTACGTACTGCACCCTCAACATAACCACGAGAGCTTGCAGCCTGTGCTTGCTTCTCTGTTATTTTAATCTCTAGCATCTCTTGCTCTAGTGGGTCAGTCTCATCCAGTAGCTTACGTTCTAGCTTCTTTAGTTTTACTTCATCCTTCTTCATCTTAAAGTAGGACTCTTGTAGTGCAGCCTTAGTCTTCTCTATCTCAGCTAGACTGTGCTTGATAGAACGTATAGGTGTAATAGCTGTAACGTCCAGTGTTACACTCATCATCTGTGAGTGAGACTTATAGAAGTTGCTTGATGCCTGTCGTATAGCAGGAGCATGATCTTTTATGTTAGCCAACATAGATTTGTATTCAGGCTTTGACATTGGTAGCTGAATGTCTATGTCTTGTGTGACCAGTTGTGTCTGATCCTCGTTATAAGTTTTTGATAAATCTTTTAACATTTTATTCCTTTGTTGTTATGCTATTGCGTAGAAGATATATGTTTCACCAGATTCATTTAAAACTACTCCTCCAGTTTGATTAATTGTAAAACCACTTTCAAGAGGATCTATAAAATCATATCCACCACCTTGAGCATTAGTTACGTCAAGTCTTAAATAATTATCATTACCTGCAACAAGCCCACGAGTTGTATCAAAAATTACCCAACTACCTGTAGCATCTACATTTTTGATTAAAACAAACCTAGCACCAGTGCCGCCACTAAAACCACAGTCTATGTTTTGACTAGAGCCGTTTCCAGTATAGCTTCCCAACTTGGATACACCTGCTGCAGTAGCAAAAAGGTAGGCTATATAGGTTTTTGTATTTCCATTTGTTTTTCCTGCTGTTCCTACAGTAAATACTGACGATGTTGGTGCAGTGTCATTCCAAAAGTTTGCTGAGTTTACTCTTACTGCGTTATCATTTAGGTATATACCATAGTCTTCAGGAGCACTACTATCTATGTTGTTATGATACACAGCCCAATCCTCAGTATCGCTACGACATTTCATCCACATCATCTCAGGTGCAACCCCAAGATTATGAGCTACAGTTCTTGCGCTTCCTGTGCCTGTATAAGCAACAACGTCAAAATAACCTCTGGCTCTTTTCCACATCCAGTTAATATTATTAGTAGAACCACCAAAGAAAGCACCAGATGCGCCAATGCTTACTCCATCATTGTGATCCCATTCATAGTCAGATGCGGAAGTACCTGCTGTTACATTGGCATTTGTTTGTAAGTGGGCGTTAATTAATCGTGTTCCTGCGAAGGTATTACCCGATGCGTCATAGTTATTAGCCAAGCTAAAATCTACAGGAAATCCTGATGTATACTTACCCTCACCGTCTGAGCTACTTCTAACATTAATAGCAAACACGTCAGACGCTGTAGTTGGGGTTTGCATACCACCACGTCTTATTGCCATGTAGATGTATTTATGAGAACTTGTGTTAACAGTAGAGCTATTGTTTGTTATATTAAAACCTGTTGGAGTTGGATCTAATATAGCTTTACTAGTTCCTTGAATACCATTTTCTGCATTAGCTAAGTTCCAAGCTAGTTCCGCATCATCCTGACCTACAACCATTCCTCTCATGTTATCATAAACGTACCAAGCCTCACTTCCAGTAGCTGATTTAATCATAACAAATTGAGGCTCAAACCCAAGATCAACACTAGGACCAGTAGCACTGCCATTACCAGTGTAGCTGCCACACTTAATAATATCCTGATCTCCAGGTTCACCAAAGCCACCGTCATCATTGTTGTGTGCAAAAAAGTATGCTATGTAATTATTACCACTAGCATCTATTTCTGACCCTGTATCTATAGAAAACTGAGTGGCTGAAGCAGTTGTTTTACCTATTTCATAATTATCATCTGTGCTTACTTCGTCATTGCTATTTAATTTTAAATGCTCTCCACTGTTTAAACTTCTGTGATATACATACCAATTACCTGTAGCGCTCCTATCCTTTACCATAACCATTCCTGGTGCTACACCAAGACTATGATTTATAGTTTGACCACTTTCTCCTGACCCAGAATATTCTACAACGTCAAAAAATTTAGGCTGCTTCCTCCATGTCCAAGACACCATTTCATAATTACTACCGTTTATACTTGCGTCAGCCCCAAGGCTAAAACCATTATTATTAAATGCAGTTACAGCATCTGAAGGACTATAAGCTCGTTGGTTATTATTTGATCTAAGCCTTCCCCCAGTACCTGTTCCTCTTACAGTATCATACAAAGTGTGATCACCGTTTGATGAACTGTCACGTCTTTTAGTCCAAACTAACCCACCTTTAGTAAGATCAATGTTGTTGACAATAGATTGTGTGCCACCATTTCCATCATACAAATGAGTCTGAAACACACCATCAACAAAAGCAGCAGGGTTAAAGTTAGCTGCGTTAGGCCAGTTACCACCTTTGATAAGATCTAGTGCTTCATTGATATCCCACACACCTGATGCTTTACTATCTTTAAAGTTACCATCAGGTACTACTTTACTAGCAGATATAACGTTAGCTGTGAAGTCTCTAGTTGTCATTAACCTAATCCTCCATGACCATTAGAACAAGCCATGCTAGAACCAAAAGCATTTCCAGTTGCATAGTCACCAAAATCTGTAGCGTTACCAGTTGAGGCTATAGTAACAAAATCCATACCATCATAAAAAGATCCTACACCCGAACCAAACACAGCCCTAGTTGAGTTTGTTGCCCCACCTGCACCATATCTCGCTACAGTTAGATCGCCAAAGTCAGTGGCGTTACCAGTTGAAGCTGTAGTTATATACTCTATTACATTTGAAGCTCCACCTGAACCAGTACCACCTGCAAAAAGACCTCTCGTAGAGTTTGAACCTCCACCTGCAGATTGTTTTGCTTCGGTTAAATCTCCAAAGTCTTGTGAGTTACCAGTGCTTGCTATTGTAACATATTCCATTACATTAGAAAATGATCCACTATTATAACGACCTGCAAATACGGCTCTTGTAGGAGATTCGACAGCATCTCTTCCATATTCTGCAGCTAACAAATCCCCAAAGTCACTAGTGTTTCCTGTTGATGCAATGGTTATATATTGTATTTCATTTGTTGAACTAGAACCATTTGTACCGCCCCCAAATAAAGCTCTAGTAGAGTTAGAAGCACCACCTAAAGCATTTAATGCTGCATTTAAATCTCCGAAATCACTAGCATCCCCTGCCGTAGCCATCGTTATATAATCTATAGTGTTTACTCTAGCTGAAGATGCTGCACTAAAACCACCTGCAAATACCCCTCTTGTTGAAGAAGATGCACCTGCACCAAGATACCTTTCAACAGTTAAGTCTCCAACATCTGATGCGTTACCTGCTGTTTCAATAGTAATTTTATGTATGAAGTTACTTCCTGAACTAAGTTGGCTTGCAAAAAAACCAAAGGTGGGAGGTTTAGGCCAATCTGTGTTATACTGCAACTGTGTTGTGAGTGACCACACGCCATTAAAGTTAGGCATTATGAAATACCTCCATGAGCATTTGAGGCACAAGAAACACCGTTAGTTTCACTATTTGTAAGATCACCAAAATCTTGGGCATTACCAGTAGAACCTATAGTAATATAATTAATCCCATTTGAATTACCGCTATATTCTCCTGCGATCAAACCTCTTGTTGCTGAAGCTCCTGCACCACCATAACGCACAGTATGAGTTAAATCACCAAAATCTGTAGCGTTACCTGTTGAAGCTATAGTAATATATTGTATTACGTTTTGAGTACCACCTGAAGTATCACCACCTGCAATTATACCTCTTGTTGCATTTGAACAACCTGCTGTACCATTGTAGCTACTTAATAAATTACCAAAGTCAGTTGCATCACCTGTTGAAGCTATAGTTATGTAATCTATAGTATCAGTGTAGTTGCTGCTTGGATGTATTCCTCCACTCATTACACCTCTTGTTGTAGAGGCACATGCTGAAGCGTGTGATCTTGCTAAAGTTAAATCACCAAAGTCTGTTCCATCTCCTGCACTGGCTATAGTTACATATTCTATAATATTTGATGGACCTGCCACTGAGTTATAACCTTGAGAAAATACACCTCTTGTTCCGTTGCTTAAACCTATATTATTTTGAGCACCAGTTACAGCTAGTTCCCCAAAACTTGTACCTACCCCTGCACTTGCAAGATTTAATTGATCAATTAATCTAGATTGTGTATCACTAGGATTGAAAGAATAACCACATTGTACTGCTCTAGTAGCAGATGATGCTGTTCCAGTGTTATAAGCTGCATACCTCATTGCATAACCCCAGTCAGTAGTATTTCCTGTAGTAGCAATATTTGAGTAAAAAACATTAACAGTGGTTCTACCAAACCAAAAAGCTCTATCAGGTACTGCAGGTGTAACTGAAGAACTAGCATCACTAGGAGCAGATGTGCCGTAAGCATTAATAGCCCATACTTTAGCTGTGTAAGCTGTGCCATTAGTTAAACTACTAATAGTTATAGGTGATGATGTTCCTGTACCAGAACCTGCACTGTAAGCTGTACCGTCTGTACTAGCCTGTGCAACATACCCTGTAATAGCAGATGTACCTGTATCAGTAGGAGCAGTAAAAGCTACACTTACCTGTGCGTTTCCTGCAGTAGGTGTGCCGATAGTTGGTGCATCGGGTGCATCTAATCCATCAGTACCAATAAAGCCACCGTTTCTATTAGCCATTATTAATTACCTTTAGTCTACTAGAAGTTCGTAACTAACCAAGTATGTTAGGTCACTGTTAGCAGAAGCTGTAACAGCGAGTAAATCTGTCTCATCTAAATAAAATCCGTTGTCTTTACCTACAACAACTAGAGTTGCATCAGCAGGTACAGATATTGTGTTAGCTATCTTAACATAGTTTGATCCGTTATCTACACTTACCTCAACAGTAATGTCAGCAGCATTTGTACCATCTATGTTTGATATCATTAACGTGTTTATCTTTGCACAGTTTTCTGCAGGTACATCAACGATGTCTGCTCTACTTGTTGTCACTGCACCAACTGCTACCTTTGGAGTAATAGTC